CTAATACGCTTATCTAAATTTTCAAATCTTACAACATATTCCTTATCAGTTATTTCTTGTTGAAACCATAAGTCTGCAAGATGTCCCATCTCATTATTTAATTTTGCAATTAAATATTTTTTTCTTTTGGTGAGTTCTGAGTAAAGACATTTCATTTTTTACGACCCCATTTTCTTTTAACTTTAGATTTTAATTGTATTTTTTTCTGTCTTGTTATTGATAAGAAACAATCATCGAGTTCATCAATCAAACTATCAAACTCTGCCTGTTCTGATAGTTCTAATGATCTTTGAAAGTTAACAATAGAAGCTCTTATAAGTTTTAAGTCTCGACCTGAGACATCAAGTATATATCTCATTTTTTACTCCAAAGTTTGATTAGTAGTTTTAACTCTTCGATACGTTTACGAGCAGCTTCAATCTTTTGTTCTGTTGTCACTAAAACAACTCCTGTTTAGCTTCAAACTTTTTCCATGCTTCCTGCCATGCTGCTTCACATCTTTCTGTAGGTTGATCTAAACCAAGTACACAAACATCAGGATATGCCCAAATCGTATTACATACATCAGGAACTATATCTGTATTAGCCTTCAACATTTCTACATAACAACCTAATTGTTTATCAGTTGAATACGGTTCTTTCCAATATCTATTCATTTCTTCAATAAATTTTAAGTCTGCACGTTCTCTTTTTAAAAAACCAGTATTAGTATTTTTTTTACTTTTAAGATCAATTAGTCTTATCTGTCTCGTCTTAGTATCATAACCAAGAAGATCAAGCTGGCCTCCAACCTTTTTATCAGGCAACGTCATCATATATTCAACTGCCATTGGTACAAAATGTGTGAATAATTCATGGCTAAGTAAAGGTTCAACCCAAGCTTTATATTCACCCATATCAATATCTGAACTACCTAACATTTTTTCCTGTAGGCACTCATGTATTGTTTCACCTCTTGGCTGCCATTCAGCTTTAGTAAATTCAATATTTTCTTTAGCTTCTTCTGTAAGTTCAGAACAGACAGTAGTAGTTGACCATGCCATGTATTGTTTGGTGGCTTTGCAGTAATAAAGATGTTCTTCTTCTAATCTAATTACTGGTAATGGTTTTAAAAGTTCGATAGTTTTCATTAGAAATCGTATTCTTGGAAGTCTTTTGGATCAGTAAGTTCTACTTTCTCCTCTACAGGTTTTGGTTCTTCAACCCTAGCAAGGTTTTCATGTTTGATACCTTGATAACCTCGAACATACATAGGATGTCCATTACAGGTATTAACAACTTCCTGCCATTGAGGTGATGGGTTATCTAAATCTTCGAGAGTCCAGTAACCTTTTTTAATTCCGTCTTTAAGAATTTTAGATACTGCCACCTGGTCAAATGCTCTCTGCATTATTTTTCTCCATTCATAGCTTTGCCTAAACCTAGCTCTTTTAAGGTTGGTGGTAAATCGGAATCACTAGCCCTAAATACTTTTTGATTTGGATGATTTTTAGGTTCTTCTGGTTTGTAACCCTTCTTAAGTGGGAATACGTCCTTCCAGCCACCTGTAATTGCTTTCTCAAGAGCTTCTTTCCTGTCTTGTGATGGAAATGACCTGAGAGTATCAAAGAGACGGTTAGCGACCTTTGTAGAGCAAACTCCACCTTTTTTCTTCCTGATAGGCCACCATTCAATAAAAAGTTCAGAATAATCTTTTAAATCATCAGGAATTAAATCAGCAGTAATCGTATAAAAGCTAAAAGGATCATTCACAGTTGTAATCTGTTTCTTTCTTGATTTAAGTTTCATAGCTTTTCTAATCAAGTTTCTAACAACAGTAGATACTTTTTGTTCTTCATCAACTTGTGATTCAAGCCAAGCTTTCATTTCTGGCTCTAAATACAACGTAACTTTCTCTTTTGGCATAAGTCTTTGTCTTTGTATGTAAGTGTATATTAGATTATTTTTAGTGTCAACAGCAATTTCTTTCCTTATACATACATATATGTATATATATATATATATTATTAATACATATATAGTTCTTATAAATATTTACTTACTTAGTTATATATTCTTTTTCTTTTTGGTTCTTTTTCTTTTTCTTTAACAGGTCATTCATGTATGTTTTTTACCATCCCTGGATATTTTCCATTCATACTTGTCAAATACCTTTATGATATTATAATAATATAAGTTTGCCATTTATTATGTCTGAAGATACTACCAAAAATAAAAAAAATTTAATCAGAATTAGTCTCTCTGTTGATGAAGATGAATACAAAGAATTAAAAGACCTATCGAGAGCAGGACTCTCAGTAGGTTTTTTAATCAGAGAAGCTATACATGATTTCTTAGAAAAAACTAAGAAATAATTTAACTTCCTGTATAAAATTTAAGAACATCACCTTCAATATCTATACTTTCTATAAACCTATGATCTGTATATTCCAATCCATATTTTATATATAATTTTTCAATACCTTTCCATACTTCTCCTATCGTATTATTTTTTGCTTTACCATATAAATCTTTATTAAAAGATTCTAGTTCTTTTGTTGACTCATCATATTCATACCAATGATAGTTATATATAATTTTTAATGGTTTATCCACGTTAATATCCAATGGATGATTTATATTTTTATAATCTAATTTCCATTCTTTATTATTAACTGAATGAACAGACCAATCTGTATATTTAATCTTTAATAAATCTGCAAAAACATTTAATCTTCCAGACTCAAAACCAGAGTCATAACCATCATCATAATTTTTATCATATTCTTTTTTAGAAAATGTTTTTTCCTGTATCGTAGTCATTAGTTTTCCTCCTTTGTGATAGATACGATTTCATCTTGATCTTCTCTTGTATAATCCTTTAGTTCATCAAGATTTCCAAAGTTTTCCCAATAAAAATCTTCGGCTTTTTCTTTAGTTTTTGCTTGCACTTCGTAATAACGAGTAACAAGACATTGTGTTTTAATAGTAAATTTCATAATCACTTGGTTCATAATCTTCATAAGGTGATGGATCTTCATACATATCTGAATTTTCCTCCCACCATTCGTCTATCAAACTTTTATCATTTACCAAGCTATAACCTTCATCAGAATCTAAACTAAGGTCTATAAAATACTCTGTAAAAGGTTCAATAAATGCTGGTAATAAGTTAAATTCTTTAGCGATCTCTATAGCTTTATCTTTACAATGTTCATGAAATTGTTCAGATAAACATTCGTTATCCTTTTCTTGCATAACTTGATCTGGTAATGGGTTATCAATCATTTTTTAATTCCTCGAATAGTGCATCTACTTCTTCTGCACATTCTCCACATCTCCAACCTTTATATTCATCTGTATAAACTGCATATCTATTAAAACCTCTACCACTACCAAGATGGCAAGGTTTACTACAATCTACACAAATTCCAGAGTCAAATAAATTTTTAATCATTTTCGTTACCGAATTTTCGTATTTGGAAAGTACTGGTCTTACAAGATTCATCAGCCAAGAAACAAAGCTAGCTCTGACTACTCTATCTATGCCAGTTAATTAATTAGTGATTCTCATGAGAATTTCTCATAGCTTTCTAAGTTCTTTTTTTAATTTCGTTATTTTGGAAAATATATCTATCTTTTCTCCTATTGGTAACTTCTCCATATCTTTCATTGATTCTTCTATCTGAAACTCTACAAATGCTTTATATTCAGCTAACTTATTAGCTTTATCAATACTAGGTATAGATAGTTCATTATAAATCTTGTCATACCATCTATAAGCAGTAGCACTACTGATTTTAAAGTGAGATATAAAATACTTTATACACTCACTTTTTCTTTTTTCATCATAAATAAATTCTTGAGCTAACTCTTTAGCTTCTTGATAATTTTCTTCCCATTTATCCTCTAACATAATGGATCAATACCCCCATATTCTTCACAGCAAAATTCACATAAACAAACCCATTTATTAGGTAATTTATAATCACAATCCCAAAACAATTCATATGTGCTATCTATAAAACTACATTTTTCGCAAGTATTGATTTCAAATTTTTCCTGATTTAATGTATAAAATCTTTTTTGTTGAGATTTTAAATCAGAATAATTTTTGTATAGAACATCTTTTAATTCCATTTATTTATTCTCCAAACAACATTGACACATTGATACTGGTATTCTCATGTAATGAACAACAGTATTCATACCATCAAAAGTTTCAGATTCACCATCAACTTTTTCTCCTAAAGCTATGCTTTTTTGACCATATAAATCTCCCTTATTTATGAGAGATTTACATGAATAACACTTTCTTTCTTTTCTAGTTTTTTTGAGTTTCATAATTAATCAGTCGTAAATTTAACTTGGCCTACTGTATTGCCATTAATATCTCTCAATTTTGTTTCTAATTCCCATGACGTATCGGGATCTATAACCGATTCAATGGCAGTTGCATAATTTTTTAGTATTCTTGAAACTTCAGAACCTAAATTCTCATCAGCAAAAGCATCATTATCGGTATTAATTTTAATTGTGAGATTCATTTTCTACCTACATATTTAGGGTTATCTTTTAAATGTATTGGATTATATTTTTGTACTTTCTTATATACATCTAAAATAGATTCTCTTTCATCTTGACTAAATAAATTTTCTTTATATAAGTCAAAATTTACTATCTCATCAAGTGCTAAAAATAATGCACTTGCATCTTTTTCTTCTAATTTAAGATTCATAATCACTAACCTCTAAAAGTAGTTGTTGTTCTTTTGCATATTCTTTGTACTCTTGAAGCTCTAATTCATCTAAAATTAAATCTTCAAAAGTAGTCCATGCTGATAATGTTTTGACTAAATATTTCATAATTAAATTTCCTCTATTCTTACTAATGAATATTCATATTCCTCTATCTCTTTATATTCTTCTTCAGAGATAGTATATGGAGAATGTTGAACTGTATAGTCAATTCTATGTTGTACTTCTTCAGTAATCCATTCTTCCATATCATAGTGTTCATCAAAAGTCTTGATAACTGGCTTTGTATCAAGTGAATCTATAGCGTAGGTAACTTTATAATTCATTTTTAAAAACCTGATAAATGTTTTTTATTTACTAAGTTTTGATATATCCATTGTCCATTCTCATTTAATGATTCAAAACATAAATCCATTCTAGGTTCAAATTTTAATTCATATAATCTTCCAAAAATTTCATAAATTTTAGAAAATTGTCCTTCATGATAATCTGAAGCATAACAAAAATATGCTTCACAAATATCAAATCTATCAAAATACATAATCAATACTCACTCTCTAAAATACGTCTTAAAGCTGATTCATCATTCATTGCATATGCTTTACGAATACTTTGCTTTTCATAGTATTCACTACAGTCAATTAAATATTCTCCCATGATTGCCTGGAATCTTAATTCATTCATGGGTTCTATTTTTTGATTTTTGCCTTTAATAGGCTTTTCTAGTTCATTCATTGTAAGATTTGTATAAACTAATTAAATGATAGCATAATAATGTTTATATGTATATAATTTATATCGTTATTCGTTTATTAGTATTTCTTATACTTAAATACTCAAAAAAAAGAGTCTTTTAATTAAGACTCTTTCAAGCTATCTATTAATAAATCTCTTTTATCCTCTGTTAAATATTCATTATGGAATCTAGTAAATAAATTATAAGTATCATTATTAAATAATATTTCTTCTCCTAAGATATAAGCCAACATATTGGCTACATTTTCAGAGCTAGAAAGATCAGTTGATACTTGACCAAAATTATCATTTTCATAATTTTTAATTCTTTCAATAGCATTAAAAATACTATCTTTTTTTAACCATTGTTCCGCTTTATAATATCCGATTATAAAATAGTCTTCATTTAATAAATAATGATGTAAATCACTTATTTGTTGATCTAATCCAACATCATCACTAAGTTGTTGTATGATGTACTCTTTTACATCTTCTTTTAATTGATACATTTTTTTTTAAAGTAAGATTTTTAATAAATTAATCTAAATAAATTTAAATTAATTTTTACTTAGCAGTATAAAAACTGCTAAATAAGAATTAATCTATTTTTTTAATTCTGCTTCACTCTTGTTAAATAACATTACATCATCTAATAATTTTAAATTCTTATTGCAAGCGGTTAAACTCTTTTTATATTGAGTTTCTCCACGTTTAATATCTTGTTGATATTGTTTTTTATCCTCAAGTAACTTTTTTCTAAAAGATAAATAAAAGGTTTTTTCTTGATCTGTTAAACCTTGAACAACTGGAATAGGCATAATTTTAAATAAGAATTAAGAATAAAAATAAATAAGGAATGAATATAAATTTCATTTTTTTATTCTCCTAGCCAGTCTTTAAATACTTCTTTCTCACTATCGCTTAATTCTGATAAAAAAGGAACTAAGCTTCCTAGAAAATAATCTTTATAAAAAATAACCTCTATTCCATTGTGCTCATCTTCCATAATGGTTAATGATAGTTGGTCATCTTCTTTGTGTACTAAAGTGCATTTTTTAACAGTTCCAAAAGTGAAGTGTTTTATGTTTGTGTATTCTGTTTGCATGGTTTTTGTAAGATTTGAAATTTAGTTAATTTGTTGTTGTGTTCGTTTAGTTATCCTCTGAAATACTCTTGTAATCAATCCTAAGAAGTATTAATACTAGATAGATACTTTTAAACCTGAAATCTGTATTTACTGCTATAGGATAATTTAAAGGCAATAGAAAAATAATAAACTTATATTAAATATAACACATATAAACAAAAATATATATATATATGATATAATTAATATAGTTAATAAAATATTATGACTACTTCAAATCAAACAACATTAACAAGAAAACAGTATCAACATTGCATAGATACCGAGAACTCTTTTTATCATATGTATATTCTAGAACCTGTTCAATGCTTAAGAAATTTTACTTATGAAGAAACACTTGAGAATTTAAAACAATACGGTTAGAGCTTATTTAAGCTAGCTTAGAATTAATTATTATTTTGTATTCCTTACCCTAGGGGTAGGGTTACAGAATATTTTTTTATTTTTGTGTACGTGGGAAACTTAAATATATATTGGTTAACTTTTTGGTTCTATGCGAATGGCAAGTTCTGGAGCTTGTATGTTGACGGTTTCTACGGATTCGCCTATTACTTTACCGAGAGAGTCTAGGATCTGAGCGGCAGTTTGAAGCTGACCTTTTTTGACGGCTTTATTGAAGAGGCGAATACGCATTGCTTGAAGTCTGGGGAGCATATTTTCTCTATCTTTTTCCCAATCTTCTTTATTCCACTCTTTAACTTTTTTCCAGTCTTGCCATGCGGTTACTTCTGAGACAGATTCAATTTTTGCATGTTCTAGAACGAGGGCTCTTGTTGTTTTACCTTCAAGTTGACGGGTGTAAAGTCTTTGAGAACGTTCTTGAACTTGTTGTGCGGAAGAGCGAGCAACAAATTTCATTTTACGTTTAGGAGGATTATTATCTAATGTTTGATCAGTAGGAAAAGTAGAAGAAGCCACGGACTTAATCGCAGTAGTATTTAATGAAATAATAACCTAAAAAAGGTGGAATGAGCTATAAATAGGGGGTATTAGTTGAAAATTCTGTTATTTTATTGTTTATGGCAGTTAAAAATGCAAATGATATAAGTTTAAGGTATGCACAGGGGGAGGTATTTAATTGTGATAAGAGATTTCGGGTGTTGGTTGCAGGGCGAAGGTTTGGGAAGTCATATTTATCCTGTATCGAATTGCTTAGAGGGGCAATCAATCGACCTGGTGAAGTATATTTCTATTGTGCTCCTACTTATAGGATGGCAAAGGATATTGCGTGGAAGGAACTGAAGAAATTAGTGCCGAAAGTGTGGGTTAAAGCAAAGAATGAGACTGATTTAAGGTTAGATTTGATTAATGGGTCGAGTATTGAGTTGAAGGGAACTGAAAATGCTATGGCATTGAGGGGAAGAAGTTTGGCTGGTGTTGTATTGGATGAGGCTGCGTTCATGGATAGGGACGTTTGGGCTGAAGTTATAAGACCTGCATTAGCCGACAAACAAGGTTGGGCATTATTTATTAGTACACCAGATGGAACTGCCAGTTGGTTTTATGATATGTGGTGTTATTGTGGCGAGCAGGAGTGGGATGATTGGCAGAGATGGAGTTTTACTACGATTGAAGGGGGTAATGTAAAGGCTGAAGAGGTAGAAGCAGCTAGGGGGCAATTAGATGCGAGAACATTTAGACAGGAATTTGAAGCCAGTTTTGAGAATTTAACTGGTTTAGTTGCTATTAGCTTTACTGATGAAAATATTGATAAACAGGTACAAGATCTAAATATGCTTCCTTTGTTAATCGGTTTAGATTTTAACGTTGACCCTATGGCCGGAATTTGTGCGTATAAGCATGACAATAACCTATATGTGTTTGATGAAATCATGCTGACGGGTGGGGCTACTACTTGGGATTTTGCAGAAGAGGTTGTTAGACGTTATGGGGTAGAAAGAAGAGTTATTGCTTGTCCTGATCCTACGGGTAGTGCTAGAAAAACAAGTGGAGTTGGTGTTACTGACCATACTATTCTCAGACGTAATGGTTTTACTGTTTTAAGTCCTAAATCACCCTGGAAGATAAGAGATAAGATTACTGCTGTTAATACGGCTTTGTTAGATGCAAATGGAGATCAGAGAACATTTATACATCCAAGATGTAAAGAGTTAATAAAATCACTTAGAACACTTACATATGCTCCCAATACAGGTCTACCTAATAAAAATTTGGGTGTAGACCATGCTTTTGACGCTTTTGGTTATCTTTGTCTACAACAATTCAATCTTGCGAAACCAGAGACATTAGGACAGACTTCGTTTAGAATCTATTAAGAGACTTTTTTCTTATGGCTTATGGTTATGGTGGATCAATGAAATCCACAACAAAAAAGAAAAAGAAGAAGAAAAAGGGAGGTAAAAAACGTGGCGAATGTACCTGTAAATAAAACTTTATATTCTAGAGTGAAATCAGAAGCAAAACGTAAGTTTGCTGTCTATCCTTCTGCTTACGCTAATGCTTGGTTAGTCCGAGAGTATAAAAAGCGTGGCGGAACTTATAGAGTGGAGAAAAAACGTGGCAAAAAGTAAGCCAAATCCTAGAGCTAAAGGTGGCTTGACTCGTTGGTTTGAAGAGAATTGGGTTGATGTTAAAACTGGCAAACCGTGTGGACGTTCAAAAGGTGAAGATAGAGCTTATCCTGCCTGTAGACCCAAGAAACGTGTATCAAGTAAGACACCTAAGACTGTAGGGGAAATGACGAAAAGTGAGAAAGAGAGGTTTAAACGTGAAAAAACTGGTAAAAAGAAGATAACCTATCAACATAGGCGTAAAAAAACTACTAAAAAAAAGAAATGATTGAGATTACTGATGAAATGCTTGATGCTATTGAAGCAGTCAAAGGCAAACGCAATCCTGCATTATGGGATAACAGATGTCAACAATATTTGCTAAATAGCAAGAAAGGTACTGTAAAAAAGTCAACAACAAGTTAAACTATCTATAAATACTCTTTTTTCATTGAATCATGGCATTTTTTCGTGGCGAAGAAGGTTCTGTTAAATTTATAAACGGATCTGGCTCTGTAGCAGCAATTACTTCAACTACAGCTTGGACACTTGATACAACAAAGGACACTTTAGAGTGTACTGCTCATGGAGATACATCAAGAAAGTATGTAGGATCTTTAATTTCTGGATCTGGTACTGTTGATTTCTTATATACAGCAGCTAGTGGAGATGAAACAGCTAATCTTCTTGCAGATGTATTTACAACAGAAGATGCTGGTGATGCACAATTTGAACTATTTTTAGATACTTCAACCAGTAAAAAAGTAACTTTTAACGGAATTGTTACAGGAACAAGTTTATCTTCAACTGTTGGAGATATTTCTACAGTTTCAGTTAGTTTCCAAACTACTGGTGCTATTACTTCTGCTGCGTAATGCCTAAAGGATCTTACTCAGCGAAGCAACGCAAACTTGCTGCTGTTGCTCCACCACGGGATAAGATTACTGGTGCTGACTTAAAAAAACTAAATGCTAAAAAGAAAAAGAGGAAAAAGAAGTGAAACTCACTACCCGTCAAAAAAATAAACTAAAAGAACATTCTGAACACCATAGCGATAAGCATATGGAGTTTATGAAAAGGCGAATGAGAGCAGGAGATACTTTTACCCAAGCCCATAAAAAAGCACAGGCAAAGGTAGGAAAATAATGCCACGCAAAAAAGGAGTCAGTTTATCAGTTGGACGAGGCGAAAAGTCTAAGAAGGGTGGATTGACTGCAAAAGGAAGAGCTAAATATAATCGTGCCACAGGAAGTAATTTACAAGCACCTGTTACTGAAAAGAATCCTACTGGTAAAAGAGCAGCTAGGA